GAGATCTATTCGCCCTGGGTGCGGCTCGAGGCCATGGCCAAGGCGTTTCTATCCGCGCGCGCCGGTGGGGACGAGACGATGAAGACATTCATCAACACCTCTCTGGGCGAGACCTGGATGGAAAGCGGCGAGGCGCCAGACTGGCAGCGGTTGCAGGGGCTCAAGGAAGATTGGCGCGCGGGCACGGTGCCGGCGGGCGGGCTGTTTTTGACCGCTGGCGCCGACGTGCAGAAGGACCGGATTGAGGTTGATGTCTGGGCTTGGGGTAAGGGCCTGCAAAGCTGGCTCATTGATCACATTGTCATCGAGGGCGGCCCGGGCGATCAGGCTTGCTGGCAGAAGCTCTCGGACCTTCTTGGCCGGACTTGGACTCACGCCAGCGGTACGCCGATGACCATCGCGCGACTGGCGATCGACACCGGCTATGAGACGGCGGCCGTCTATGCCTGGGCGCGTCAGGTGGGTTTTGGGCAGGTCGCACCTGTTAAGGGTCTCGAGGGCTTCAACCGTGCGAGCCCTGTCACAGGGCCGACATTTGTTGACGCCACCATAGGGGGCAAGCGGCTTCGCCGCGGGGCGCGCCTTTGGACGGTGGCCACATCGACGTTCAAGGCCGAGACCTATCGCTTCCTGCGGCTTGACCCGCTGGAGGTCACCAGCCCGGTGGGTGGGGAGAGGTTTTCTCCCGGCTTTCTCCATCTGCCGGGCTGGGTCGACGCTGAATGGCTGAAGCAGCTCACGGCCGAGCAGCTGATGACGGTCAAGAACAAGCGCGGCTTTGCAAAGCTCGAATGGCAAAAGCTGCGGGAACGCAACGAAGCACTCGATTGTCGTGTCTATGCACGTGCGGCGGCTTGGATCCTCGGCGCAGACCGCTGGTCAGACGCGAGGTGGGAAGAGCTGGCGGCGCAATTTGCAGATAGCAGCGGCGCGCAGACACCTAAGGCGGCCACCGCGAGACCAATGAGGTCGACACCGGTCCGCCGCGTTTCGCGGTCAAGCTATATGGGATGAGTTTGGGTATGGCGGATCTGACGACACTAAAACTCCGCCGGGAGACACTTTCTTCGCAGCGCGCCTCGGGCGTCGCCCGTGTCAGCTATGACGGTAAGACGGTCGACTACCGGTCTTTGGCCGAGATCGATCGGGCCATTGAGGCTTTGGACCGTGAGATCGTGATGGCCGAAGGGCGGCGGATCGTGCGGCAGGTCCGCGTGACGACGGCCAAGGGGCTCTGACAGAGATGGGGATGTTTGACCTCTTTCGCCGCCCCAAGCCGGGCGGCACTGAAGCCATACGCGCTCGGCTTGAAGGCGCGATGGCGAAGCGGCGCTTGCGGGGCTGGAACCCACCTCTCGAGAACATCAACGCGCTCGTGGCTTCGGGCGGACCCAGACTGCTGGCGCGCTCGCGCGAACTTGTGGTTACCAACGGCTATGCGGCGAACGCCTGCGAGGCCTTTGCGGCCAACCTTGTTGGGGACGGGATCAAACCGTCATCGCTCATCACGGATGCGGCGCTACGTGACCAGGTCCAGAAGCTCTGGCTCGCCTGGACGGACGAGGCGGACGCTGATGGGCTGACCGATTTCTACGGCCTGCACGCCATGGTTGCGCGCGAGAGGTTTGTGGCTGGCGAATGCTTTGTGCGCCTGCGGCCCAGACGGGCGGAGGACGGGCTGCTGGTCCCGCTCCAATTGCAGCTTCTCCAATCCGAGATGCTGCCTTTTGAAAAAACCGAAACGGACCCGAACGGGAACCTCATCCGCTGCGGGGTTGAGTTTGACCTGATTGGACGGCGCGTGGCTTATCACTTCCGCCGCCGCCATCCAGGCGACAGCACTGACCAGCGTGTTGCCGTGCCCGAGACCGTCCGCGTGCCGGCTGAGGAGGTTCTGCACATCTACCGCCCCATCGATGCGGGCCAGATCCGAGGGTTGCCGCATGTGGCACCGGCCATGGTACGGCTGTTCTTACTCGATCAATACGATGACGCCGAACTCGACCGCAAAAAGACCGCCGCGATGTTCGCGGGCTTCATCACCAAGACCGCACCCGAGGACCCAATGATGGGGGAGGGGGCAGCAGATCTTGATGGGGCGGCCATTGCGAGCCTCGAGCCTGGCACCATGCAGGTGCTGCTGCCGGGTGAGGATGTGAAGTTCTCAAGCCCCGCTGATGTTGGTGGCGGCTATGAGGCGTTCCAGTACCGGACACTCTTAGCGGTCTCGGCCTCGCTGGGTTTGCCCTATCATCTCGTCACGGGCGATGTCCGGCAGGCGAACTACTCGTCCTTGCGTGCCGAACTCGTCGAGTTCCGCCGCCGCATTGGCCAATTGCAGCATGGTGTCATGGCGCATCAGCTGTGCCGTCCCATTTGGCGGCGCTGGCTGGAGACGGCGGTGCTGTCGGGCGCGCTCAATACAGACCCCGCTGACGCGCGCGCGGTGCAATGGATCCCGCCAAGGTGGGACTGGGTTGACCCTCTCAAAGACATCCAAGCGTAGGTGCTCGCAATGGAGGCGGGCATTACCTCGCGGCGCAAGGTGGTCGAGGGCACCGGCTACGATATCGAAGAGGTCGATCGTGAGAACGCTGCGGATGCCAAGCGCGCATCGGATCTGGGGCTGACCTATCGCGCCAGCCCGGGCGAGACGCAGGGTGCACGGGCGACGCCAACCCAGGTGCCGGAAACGAATTCTAATGTCGGACCGTCCGACTTTAGCCGGGCAAACAACCCCGAAGAGGAGTAACCTCATGAAATCCTGGTACACGATCCGTGCTCGTTCTTCGGGCACGGAAGTGCTGATCTATGACGAAATTGGCGCTTATGGCGTCACAGCGAAGGGCTTTCTGGCGGAGTTGGGTGCACTGCCTGATGATGCGGCCATTGATTTGCGCCTAAACAGCCCCGGTGGCTCGGTCTTTGATGCGGTGGCGATCTACAATGCGCTGAGACGCCATCCGGGCGAGGTCACTGTTTGGATTGACGGCATTGCCGCCTCGGCCGCGAGCTACATCGCCATGGCGGGCGACACGATCGTCATGCCAGAAAACGCCTTCCTGATGATCCATGATCCTTCAGGACTTGTGATGGGCACGGCCGAGGATATGCGGTCCACCGCCGAGGCGCTCGATAAGGTCAAGGTCAGCTTGATCCAGGGCTATGCGACCAAGTCCGGCAAGCCCGATGAAGAGATCGCCGCCCTCATGGCGGCAGAGACTTGGCTTGATGCAACGGAGGCTTTGGATCTTGGCCTGATTGACCGGATCGCAGAGCCCGTGAAGCTCGCCGCCTCCTTTGATGTGGCACGCTTCCGCAATGCGCCACCAGAGGTGCTCGAAGCTGCCGCAGACGCTCATCCGCCGCCTGCCAGTTTTGGCTACCAGGATGAAGACCCCAGCCCGGCTGCGGTCCCCTTAGGCGACATCGATGCACCTGTTGACCGCCCTGAGGCCCTATCCAGTGACACTAGTGACGCACTGCAGGACCAAGGGTCGCCCAACAGCGAGGTCGAGAGGGCGATCGTTGAGAGCCCCGCGTCTCCTAAGCTGGCCTCCGAGGATCCCAGACCCACCGACCATGGGGCATCAAGCGCGCCTGCAATCCGCGCGGAGGCGATGGCCCATGCGCGGGCGGTCATCGATCTCTGCCGCCTTGCAGGCCAGCCGCAGATGGCGGGCCGCTTTCTTGAGGAGGACGCGAGCCTTGATGGGGTTCGCAGTCGCCTTCTCTCGGCCAAGGCGGACGCCACCCCCGAGATCACCCTGAGCGCCCACGCACAGCCTGGACGCGCAGCCTCCCTCCATCCCTGGGGCGAGGTCATCGCCCGCACCTTTAAGACGAAAGGATAAGCCTCCATGACCATGCTCACTGAAGGCCAACACGCAGGCGGCTTTCTCGTCTGGGAAGTACTGCGCGACTTCACCCGAGAAACCGTTACCATTGCCTCCGGCGCTGGAAAGCTCGAGCCAGGCTCCGTGCTTGGCAAAATCACCACGGGCGGCAAATACACCCGCCTTGCACCGGCCGCGACCAACGGCAGCCAAACCCCCGCCGCCATTCTCTGGGCCGCGGTCGACGCAAGTGCGGCTGACGCTCCTGGCGTTGTGATCCTGCGCGGGCCCGCGCTCGTCAACCGACATGACCTTGTGTGGCCCGAGGGGGCCACGGAGGCCCAGATCACGGCAGCCACCACGGCACTGACGGCGCTCGGCATCGTCCTGCGCTGAGCGCTGGGTCGGGCCTAAAGACACTCACATCAAGGAGGTTGGCATATGGCCACCATGGATATCTTTGAAGGCGATGCCTTCTCCGTCATTGAGCTCACGCGCGCCTTGGAGAATATTCCCTTCAAGCCCGCGACCTTGTCCGGCTCAGGTCTCTTCGGCGAGCGCGGGGTGCGCACGCGCACGGTTGTGATCGAAAGCCGGGATGGGACTTTGTCGCTGATCCCGTTCTCCGAGCGCGGATCATCCTATGACCAGCAATCCCCAGAAAGCCGTCAGGTCCGTGCCTTTGTGTGCCGGCAGTTCAAAAAGCAGGATGTGCTGTGGGCGTCAGAAATCCAAGGCATCCGCGAGTTCGGCTCGGAAAGCGTGACGCAGCAGGCGCAGGCCGAAGTTGCGCGCCGGATGCGGCGCCTGAGATCGGATGCCGAAGCGACTTTTGAGTATCATTTGCTGAATGGGCTTCAGGGACTTGTGAAGAACCCCCGAGATGGCTCGGTGGTGATCAACTTCGCCACTGAGTTTGGCATCACGCCGGCTGCAGAGATTGATTTTGATCTTGATAACCAGTCGCCTGCCTCCGGCGCGCTCAGGAAGCGCTGCCAGGCTCTGATCGAAAGCGTTGAGGAGAGCCTCGGCGGTCTTGCGGTGGGGCCTGTGCAGTTGCGCGCGGAATGTGGTTCGGCCTTCTTTGCCGACCTGGTCGCCCATAAGGAGATCCGGGAGACCTATCTCAACACGGCCGCTGCCAATGAGTTGCGGGGCAGGGCGGTGGATGAGTTCACCTTTGGTGGCATCACCTTCCGCCGTTATGGGGGCAGCACCACAATCGGTGTGCCGACGGACAAGGCCTACTTTTATCCGCAAGGCATTGAGGGGCTTTTTGAGATCTACTTTGCCCCGGCGGATACATTTGAGACGGTCAATACGATTGGGTTGCCGCTTTATGCGCGCATGATCCCCGATCGCGACCGCGACGAATGGGTCCGCCTTGAGATCGAGAGCAACCCCCTGCCAATCTGCACGCGTCCGCAGGTCCTGCGCGTGGGCCGGCGGACCTGATGACGGCCTTCGCGGACGCGCTGGAGGTGCTTTTTGCGGATAAGAACATCGCCGTCGAGGTCTGGTACCGCGACGGGGCAGGGGCCTTCACACGGGCGCGGGGCATCCTGCGTCGCCCCGACGAAATCACGGAGTTTGGCGCGGCGCGGCTTCTCTCAGACACCACCCGGATCGACGTCCGGGTGGCAGACATCCCCAATCCCCGACCGCAGGAGCAGATCCTGATAGGAGATGAGACATTTTTGAT